ATTTAATTTTGTGATCACTGAGTCCAGATCCCTGACTAGGGATTGCATGTTTCTTTGTTCATATTCTTTAGCCGCTCTAGTTAATGATTGTACAATTTTTGCCATTATAAAATACTTGCTAAGCCTCCATTTTTAAAACTAACTCTACCACCTTTTTTATAGTTTACTCTACCACCTTTATTAAAAAGTCTTGTTCCATCACCTGCACTTAGCCCTGATAATAATTCTTGACCTAGAACTTGACGAAGAACCATACCATATGGGGTATCTTTATTTTCACGTATTATATTTTTTTCTTCTTCAGATAATTCCATAAAACGTTGTTTAATTTCTTGTTTTAACTGTAATATAATTTCTTCTCTATCCATAAAAAGTTGATCCTTTTTTTGCTAATAAATATTTTATAACAATTCCTGCTGGATCAATTTGATACCATTTTTCAGAAGTTGTATAGTTTCTTGGATTATCATGGTGGTTTTTATGCCAACCATCTCCAAAATTAAAAAAATTCATCCACCAAATATTTGATGGACTATATTTGTTTTTTCCTAAATGATTTATATAATTTGTTGTGTTTTGAGTCAATAAACTTAAAGCTGCAGGCATTGTAAATCCTATAATAAAACCTTTAAAACCAAATAAAATTAAACATAAAAAAGCATATACCAGTGGAAATGCAAAATAATATGTATGGGTTTTTGATATAAAATTATTTCTCAATAAATCAATTACAGATCTTGCATTAGGATTATACTTATAACTTTTCATTGTAACTAGTGATAAATATCCTTTTTCAGCTAAGTGAGGATCATTTTCTTTGTCCGAGTGATTATGGTGTTCTCTATGAATACCAACCCAACCTAAAATGGAACCAACACCAGAAACTAAAGAAGGAATTGTACATAAATATTTTAAAAAAGAATTTTTAAATTCAAAACTTCTATGTGACCAATACCTATGATAAACTATAGCCACTCCTAACGGATTCATTAAAAACCATATAAATAATACTATTAGAAATTGATTAGTAGTTATTCCGTTAAAATATAAATAGATTAAACTAGTTAATATATTAAATGCATACAGTAATTTAATAGTGCCTAGTCTACTTATTAATAAATTTGAAATCATTTTGTTAGTTTTTCTTTTATTGTTATAAATATACCCATAACTCTTATGATAGGTCTTGTAATTATCTTATGTAGTCTACTCATAAATTTAATTTTAAATGAAACATCCTCTTTTGTTTGTTCATATTTCCACATACTTGTGCTGTGTTTAGCAAAGTTAACTAACTTACCTTTTTTAACTGCTGCAGCTAATTTTGGTCCAAACCAATCATATGCCTTCATTAAATATTTATCATTTCTACGTAGTTTAATTCCATATTTTTTAAGTGCTTTAAAATCTAAAGGTGTAATTAAATTGTTAGCATAAGAAGCTGTGCATACATAAGTACCGCCTCCATTACCACCATTACCACCTTTATTGTGAACTACATAACCATCAGCTATATACGAATTATCATTTGAAACGTTAAAGTTATATAAAGGCATATCAGGTTTATTAATTTCTTTTGATTTAATATCTGTAATTTCAATTAGGCCTTTATCAGTTACCAATTTATCACCAATTTTAAGTTCACCTTCTAATTGATTATATAATTCTATACCATCACGTTCTTTTGTTTTTTCTGGTTTAACAGACTTCCATCCTTCTTCAGTCATGAACGGGTGCTCTGAAGTAAAGAAGTAATGTTCATTATTATTAAATGAATATAATTTTCTATTTGCTAGTAAAGTAGGATCTAGTTTAATAACTTCGTTATTTTCTTTGTGTCCTTTTATTTTATCACCAACTTTAATATCTTCAATATTTTTAAATGTATCATCAGACATAGTAACTTTAGTACCTGCTATAAAACAACTATATCCTCCTGAAGTATTTTCTGAAGTGTCTGGAGCTGTAGGTGCAGTTGGATTGTTTTCATTAGGTCCTCCCTCAATAGTGTCTGGAGCTGTAGGTGCAGTTGGATTGTTTTCATTAGGTCCTCCCTCAATAGTGTCTGGAGCTGTAGGTGCAGTTGGATTGTTTTCATTAGGTCCTCCCTCAATCTTACTACCGGGATCTGCATCATAACTAATACCTGTTGTGGTATTCGGACTACTATCTTTTTTGCTATCCAAATAACCTTTTAAAGTTCTAAAAGATCTAAATGAATCTATTGGGGCCCTGTCAAATCTATTTAGGCCAGTTTCCGGATCATAAGAATCATTTACCATACTTGAGTTTGTATAATTAACCCCGTCAATGCTATATACCCCATCTTTAAAAGTTCCTCTTGGATCATATTGTTGATAACTTTTACCACCTTTAAAAACTCCTGATAAAGTCGGTAATACCATTGCATAAGGATTAGCTAATAACGTGCCCAGACTATATGATTTTGCTGCAGTTTTTGCCCAGCCTGGAATACTTGAACCTATTTGGTTTGCTCTACTGATCATATTAGATATAAAACTTTTTTTATCTTCCTCTTCGTCAAACGCTCCTTTAGAATAATTTTTTCCGTCTTCCTGAAATTCATCAACAATATTTCCACCGCCCGGTAAATCTCCAGTTACAGTATTTACTCCAGGAGTAATACCAGTTCCAGAATATACATTTCCATCTATTCCAAATTCATCTACAATGTTTCCTCCACCCATAATATTTCCAGTTATAGGGTCTACCCCATATCCAGCTCCACTAAATCCTCCAGTAATCATTGTGTGGGGTCCGGGTCCACCTAAAGAATTAGGAATTCCAGTAACACCATTACCTTCACTATTATTAAAAGCATTGGTATTTACAATACCTTGATTAACTACAGGATCCGGATCTGTTGGAAGAGTAAGACCTAGTCTATATTTTTCTTGAGGGAGAAATTTATATTTTTTATAGAGTTCTCGGTCTGCTGCATTATAAAACGATGGGACCATTATCTCATTCCTCCTGGTGCAATATCTAATCTAAAGGTACCTAGTTTCCATTTCTCATCTGTACCGGTATTGGAAACTTTTAAGGCAATTGATCTAGCTCTTATTCTAGTACTTTTAAAAGTTGTTGTTGAAGTAGTATCAAAATTTGTAGTAACGGGTGTACTGTTAGGATAGTTTCTAGTTGTAAAACTTACTTTTGTAGTGCCATCCTGTTCAATAAAATCTGGTATAAATCTCATAATTCTCATAATATATTCACCATCTCCCCTAGTATCCGGTGTCCCTACTGCTTGTCCCGTATTACTTCTTTTTTGGGTAATATCAAAATCACCCGATAATATATTTGCAGGAATGGCAGTAATTATTCCCCCTGCATTAACTTGATTAGTCCCTGTTTCTTGTTCATAATATATCGTACTTCCATCCGTATTACCAGTAACATCGTAAGAAGCGTTATCAGTAGCATTATAATAGGTAGCATGAGGTTTGTCATAGACTGCTGAATCTTTCCAAGCAGTTCTATCAAGGCTACCCACAGTCCAAATAGGCCTTTGGGATGTTGAATCTAAATAGTTATAAGTAACAACCCTATCTACAACAGCTGAACCTGCGCTACAATAGAACCAGTTTATTTCTCCAAATAGGTTATTAACACCTGCATTAAATAGATCTTTTGGTACAGTATTAATACCAAGTCCAGGGTCCACTGAATAAACAAAATCTTCTACCAGACAAGGCATAGATCTTAGCTGACCATCATAATTAAAGAACCCATTTCTAGACATCCAATAAGCAGAACCGTCGACTTCTACAGCTGCATTCTTTCCAATCAAACCACAGTTAGTTCCGGCCTGTTGAAATGCAAAAGTAAAAGGTCGTCCAACGAATTGCATTAAAAATAATGCAGTATCGGTCCAAATATAGATTGCATCCCTACCTTTAATAGCAGACATGATCTTAGATCCTTCGGCAAGTCTTTGAGATCCCGCAGTATTCTCAGCCCTAATAGTATATGTATTAATATCTTCTTGTGAAGAAAATCTTATAAACATATCATCTTGACTAGTCTTATCTCCTATAATAGTTTCTGTTCCAAAGAATACTAAATGTCTGTCTGGTGTTGATACTACTACATGACGAGAAGCTGTTGGTGCACCTGTAATAATAGTTGCCCTAGTATTGACTGCATTATTTGGACCAGCATCCCATTCAAAACATTCACCATTATAAATAAGAGCAATTAATTTTGTACCGTAATTATCTAAAACCCATAAACCTGGGTTAAGCGTGTATTGATTAGAAGAAGCACTGAGACCCCATCCATTGTAATTTGAAACATCTGTGACAGCAACTCCAGAACTATGTGCTGCAGCAGTGGTTCCGCTGGTTCCCCTAGTAGCACCAGTCAAGGTACCTGTTCCCGTGTTATTGGCAGTGTAAGTAATAAACTCTGTTCCTATCTGTATTGTCCCTGTTGCCGGAAACGCTGCAGAACTTGTTAAAACAATTGTTGTAATAGAACTATCAATAGTCGTAGCTAATGTTGTTGTTGCAGCACCTGGAGTAGTACCACCATATAGACCTGTACCCCAACCAAAACCACTTTTCTGTATTGAAGGACCAACTGAATAATAACATAGTATTGAGGCAGAACCTGCATTAGTTAAAGCTGTACCCGATTCAGTAGTTGCCATAGTAATAGTAAAAGAATTACTTGATAACACAGAGGTAACCATAAATTTTTGATCTTGAAATGTAGCATCGGTAAAAGTAGATCCAGATAAACCAGAGACAGCGTCAAACATTACTATATCATCGTTTTCTAAACCATGAACGGCAGAAGAAGCTGTTACTGTAACTGTGGTAGATCCTGAAGTACTTGTAAAATCGGCTCCGGTAACGGTAACTCTTATTGGGTGTATGTCATAGAAAGCTCCTTCAGAGTAAACATAAAGAATTCTATTAGTACCTATTGCGGAATATTTTTCGTTAATGTTATTGTTCCAATTGTGGATAGCTCTTCCGGCACCGGTTAGTTTATTGCCGCCAAGTTGTTCCCAGCCACCTATCTTCTCCGGTGTACCATATCTAAAACGTACATTATCACCATCAAACCATTGACCCTCGGCCCCTGTTTCTGTGACTTGTTTATTAAATCCTGGTGCAAATCCTAATTTTTGTAGCATAAATTAATTCCTAGTTTAAAATATACTAGATTACTAGTTATATCAACATTTGTTATCTACAGGAGATTAATACTAAGCTGTGTAATTGTTGCCGGCAGTAATAGCAGATTCAACATCAGTCATATCTTCAGTAGTCCAATAATCTTTAGCAACCATCAACTCTAAATGCTCTACATTCCTATCAACACAGCCTTGCTTATCCTCTGCTGTATCATCTGCCATTGCATTTCCTGCGATTATGTCAGTTATTAGTGTTACACTATGACCCATAGCTGTAAAGTCTTGTGCTATTTCTTCTGTAGTTTTGTCCATTTTATTCTCCTTCTAGGGTTGTTAGACGTTCTGTTAGTGCCGTTACTTGTGCTGATAATTCCTTAACTGCATTTACTAGATGCCAAGTCATATTATCTGGATTGACACTTAGCACTCCTGTGCTTTCTTCTTTAATCATATCTGGAAATATAGATTGTATCTCTTGTGCTATAACACCTAATTGAACGCCTTGCTTATCAACAGCTGAAGTTGTTGGTAATTCAGTTATTTCATCTTCAGTTCTATATTCAAAGTTTCTTACTTGCACTTGATTAATAGCATCAAGACCTATTGTGTTATCTAATATATTTTTTTTAATACGTCTGTCTGAAACAGTTGACCAAGAAGATGAATTATTATTTTGATAAACTCCTGAGTTACATCCAATAAATCCAGTATTAGTACCTTTACCTGTATGTAAACTATTACCTGTTGCTATAACAAGCTCACCGTTAACACCACCTGCACTAGCCTGGGCTAAATATCCCATATAAACATTAAAATCACCAGTAGTTAAACTATCTCCAGCAATATTTGGACCGATACAGGTATTGTAAGTACCTGTTGTTATGTCAGGACCTGCCTTGTAACCAATAGCTGTATTGTGAATACCTGTAGTGTTAACTTTTAAAGATTCCCTACCAACTACTGTGTTAATACTACCCGTAGTGTTTGCATCTAAAGAACCGAAACCAAGAGCAGTATTACCACCTCCTGAAGTAATAGCATTACCTGCATTATCGCCCACAACAGTATTCTTGTTACCAGAGACTATGGAGTTACCTGCGTTTGCACCAGCTCTGAAGTTGGATGTGCCTGCGGTGGCTGTAATAATATCTGCACCATCCGCAAAGGTTACATCCGCTGCAAAGTTAGTTGCACCATCAATGTCTACAATATCTAGGTTAGTTGTTCCATCTACGTCTATGTCGCCTGAGATGTCTAGTGATGTGCCTGTTAATACACCTGTAACATTAAGAGTAGATGCCATATCAACATTCTCACTACTATTAATCGTAATAGCTGTGCTTGTAGCATTGTCATCTATACCTGTAGATGTAAAATTTGTTGCTGTTCCAGAAAATACTGGACTAGTTAAAGTTTTATTTGTAAGAGTATCTGTAGTTGCTCTTCCCACTAATGTATCTGTAGCTGTTGGTAAAGTTATTGTTCCAGTATTTGAAATA